ATTAATGACAGCAGGTGCTGCATTAGAAAGAGAAAATATAGCAGGATATAATTGTTCTTATATTCCTATTGATACACCAAAAGCATTTGATGAAGTATTATATATCTTAATGAATGGTACAGGTGTAGGTTTTTCTGTTGAAAGACAATATGTAGATAAGCTACCTACTATACCAGATAGAGAGTTTGAAAAAACAGAAGATGTTATATCTGTTGCAGACTCTAAAGAAGGATGGGCAAGAGCATTTAAAGATTTAATATCTTATCTTTATACTTGTAGAATACCAAAGATAAATGTTAGTAAAGTAAGACCTGCAGGAGATAGATTAAAAACATTTGGTGGTAGAGCAAGTGGTCCTCAACCTTTAGTTAATCTATTTGATTTTACTATTGAGAAGTTTAAAAATGCTAAAGGTAGAAAGCTATCCTCTATGGAATGTCACGATATTGTGTGTAAGACTGGTGAAGTTGTAGTTGTTGGTGGTGTACGTAGGTCAGCTCTTATATCTTTGTCTAACTTATCAGACCAAAGATTAAGAGTTGCTAAGTCTGGTGCATGGTGGGAAACTAATCCAGAAA